CAAACGCTTGTTGATATGATGCGGTAAGTGGTGCAATACTAGCCGATAAATTACCCCAATTTAAATACTGTATTGTTGGATATGGATTATCATTTAAACTAGCATTTAAGTTTACTATAATACCACTACCACTACCAATTTGATAAACAGTAGATGATTGAGTTGTAATTAAACCACCGTTTAATAAACCAGTATATAAGTTACCTTCTAACCAACGTAAACGAGTTGTATTAGAATATCCTTTACTGTTTTGAGAGAAATATAAGTCTTGTGTAGAACCAGAAACATAAATGTAAGAGGCAGATATAGATGTATCTATATTTGTAGTTACAGGATCAAATCTGTGGTATCCAGTTTGTCTAATGTCACCATATATTTGTACTGATGCTGTTAAATTACCAGGTCCTTGAGATCCTGAAATTATAATACTACCAGATAATATAGTATTGCCAATTAAGGTATTATTGCCTGTTTGAGTTGTAGATCCTGTTATACTTAAACTACCAGTTAAAGTAGTAGAACCAATAAGTGTATTTGATCCAGTAGTAAATAAACTGCCCGTTACGGTTTGATTTCCTATAAACTTATTTGAACCTGTAGTAGCAAAAATACCAGATGAAGTTCCATTTAATAAACCAGCATTTGAAGCATATGATGCGCTAACAGCATTTAATACATAAGATGCTGTTTGAGCATTTTGAGCTTGAGATGCACTTAATGCATACGATGAGCTAATAGCATTTAATACATAGCTTGCAGTTACAGCATTTTGAGCTTGTGATGCAGATACAGCGTAAGAAGCACTAATAACATAAGATGCACTTATTGCATTTAGCACATATGATGCTGTTATAGCATTTTGTGCTTGAGATGCACTTAATGCGTATGATGAACTTAGTATACTGTTTTTCCCATAAGGACCATCAACATTAGATGAAGTAACATATGATGCTGTTTCAGCAGTGGCTGTTGCTATAGTAACATTAAAAGTACTGCTATTACCTTTTGTAAATGTTATTGTTGAACCTACAACTGAAGCTGTTACTACACCTTCTAAAGGTAAAGATGAAGTTGAAGCATATGATGCACTAACAGCATTTAATATATATGATGCTGTAACTGCATTGTCTGCTTGTGACGCGCTTAATGCGTAAGATGCACTAATTGCATTTAACACATATGATGCTGTTACTGCATTTTGAGCTTGTGAAGCACTTAAAGAATAGGATGATGTAGTAGCAAATGATGAACTAACTGCATTTAACACATATGATGCTGTTACTGCATTTTGAGCTTGTGAAGCACTTATTGCGTATGATGCACTAACAGCATTCAATACATAACTAGCTGTTACAGCATCTTGTGCTTGAGATGCACTTATAGCGTATGATGAACTTATAGCATTGTTAGCCCAACTAGCAGTTCCAAATAATGAACTTGTTATTCCAGCTCCAACTATATTTAAACTGCCTGTTATACTTACTGATCCAGTAAATTGATGTGTATTTGATAATAAAGTACCAAAACGAGTAGAACCAGTAACAAAATCAACAGATGAAGTAATAGTTTGTACTACTATAGTTTGGGCAGTTAATATATTTCTAACTGTAAAGTTATCGGCTGATGATGCTGTAGCAGCGAATGAAGCACTAACAGCATTGAGTACATAAGAGGCAGTTACTGCATTTTGTGCTTGTGAAGCGGATAAAGCGTATGATGCTGATGTAGCATTATTTGCCCATGATGCTGTTCCAAATAACGAACTAGTTATGTTAGTTATACTTAAACTACCTGTTGATATAATAGAACCGCTTGTGAATATAGAGCCAGTAAATGTTAAAGTACCAGCGTTTGAAACAAGTAGTGTTGCACCTGAACTTCCAGTTACTGTTAATGATCCTGATATTACTACGGCTTGATTAAGCTGATTAACAGATGAAGCAGTAGAAGCGAATGATGCACTAATAGCATTTAGTACATATGAAGATGTAGTAGCGAACGATGCACTAACAGCGTTAAGTACATAGCTAGCAGTGGTAGCAAACGATGCACTAACAGCGTTAAGTACATATGATGCTGTTGTAGCGAGTGATGCTGTTACTGCTCTAGAAGCAGATGTAGCAAACGAAGCAGATACTGCATTTAATATATAACTAGCAGTTAATGCTTGTGATGCACTAACAGCCCATGATGCAGTCCCAAACAATGATCCTGTAAAGCCTAAACTTGCATTTACAGAACCAGTTACTATTAAACTCCCAGTTATTATTGCAGATCCAGTATATGGAAATCCTGATCCTTGAGCATTTAAAGCATAAGAAGCAGTTAATGCATAAGACGCGCTTAGCGCTTGTAAAGCATATGATGCTGTGGCGGGTACATTAGCAGCAAAAGATGCTGTTAAAGCATTTATAGCCCAACTCGCAGTTCCAAATAAAGATCCAGTAATACCATTATTAACAGTTAAACTACCACTTATATCTAATGAACCAGACATTTTATGCTGATTGTTAGGATTCAGTTGTAATTTATTATATGCTTCTACATCACTTCCCCCAACAAAGAAACCAACATGAGTATTATTATCATTAGCATTACCAATATGTAAATTATTTGCTATTGAATATAGATAAGCATCATTAGCTTCACCAATAAAACCAGCACTATAGTTTTCACTATTAATACCCATATCAACATAGTTACTAGACTCATTGCCGTTATTTGCAGTAGCAACTACATCGGAGGAAGCACTAACTCCTTGATTGGTATTTTGTATATTATTTTGTAGGTAGTTATTTAAATTACCTTTACCTGTTAATACGTTTATTGATGTTGGATGCGTTTGAAACACATAAAGTGCTTCAGGATTAGCTGAGGTAATATTAGTTTCATTAATAGCAATACTAGTTGTACTAAAACTATTGCTAACTTGAAACATGGTACTATTACCTAGTGTAGTATTTGTTTTAAAGAAAGGTATGTATGTGGCACTGCCGCCTAATATGTTAGAGGCAGTAGCAGCATTTATTGCATTTGAAGCAGATAAAGCCCAACTTGCTGTACCTTGTAATGAACCTGTACCTCTAAAATCAGTAGTTTTTAAAAATCCATTTACTGTTAAATCATTAATAGTCGTACCATTATAATTTACTAATATATAGTGACTTTCATCTTGACTAAGTAATACAACAGCTCCACTAACATTTGGTTTAAGAAATAAATCGTAGTTATTAACCGTATAAAGAGAACTACTATTTGCAAAATATATACTACCAGATATTCTTTGATTTCCTGATATTTGTACTTCATTTCCTGCGGCGTATATAAGATTACTCCTATTATTATCATCAGTACCATTACCTATTATGAATGCGCTTTGTACTGAAGACGATATATTGTATTGGCCTTGTACGTGTTGATAGTTTCCTTTTGCTATTGTTCCTAATCCTTCTGCGTGTGAAGCGTTTCCAAAAGCTTTAGTACTTTCTCCCTCTGCGTGTGAAGCAATTCCTATTGCCTGTGTATTATCTCCTTCGGCATGCGAGTAGGATCCTGATGCTAAGGTAGAACTACCTTCTGCGTGTGAGCTCTGACCCCTAGCTATTGATCCATAGCCTTCGGCATGTGAATAAGATCCTGATGTTATTGTTTCTTGACCTTCAGTATGTGAATAATTTCCTACTGCTTGTGTGTTATCCCCTTCAGCATGTGAGTAGTCTCCTGTTGCTCTAGTAACACTTCCTTCAGCGTGTGAGTATTCTCCTGTTGCTATATTCCCCTCTAATCCTTGAATAAGAGAGCCTGTTATGGTTTGATTACCATTGAATTGATTTGAACCCGTAGTAGCAAAGGTAGAGCTATCTTTACCATCTAATAAATCTGAATTGAGAGAATAAGATGAACTAATACTAAAACTAGCAGTCCCAAATAATGAACCAGTTATACCGCCTGTAGCTATTAAAGGACCATTGACAGTAAGAGAACCTGTTACTACTTCTTGTGATGAAGTAATAACTTGTACTACTATTGTTTGTGCAGTAAGTGTGCCTCTAACAGTAAAATTATCAGCTGATGATGCGGTTACTGCATATGAAGCGGATATAGCATTTAAAACATAGGATGCTGTAGTGGCGTTTTGAGCTTGTGATGCACTTAACGCATATGACGCACTAATTGCATTTAAGACATAAGATGCTGTAGCAGCATAAGATGATGAGATTGCATTATTGGCCCAACTTGAAGTACCAAAAAACGAACCAGTAAAGCTACCTGATGTTCCAACACCTATAGCGATTATTTCATCTCCATTAGAGCCAGATCGCTTCATGTATGCGATACCGTCATACGTGTTAAGCGCTATTTCTCCATAATCTAAAGAGGAAGTACTAGGAACTTTTCCGGGTATGCTACTGCGACGTAGCTTAAGTATTTGTTGAGCCATATCTATGGTATTCTAAAGCCTATGTAGGCAACAATAAATATGTTAACATACATAGGGATCACAAAATTGTGGAAATGATAGAGTAACATAGGTTGATCCTATATAGAATTGTTCTCCATGATACCTACTAGTTCCATTTATTACTAGATTACCAGAAAAAACATATCTAATTGTATTACAAGTCATTCCACTATTGCCCTGTTGACTAACATTTAATGAACCGCCGTTTATTATTAAAGCATTTGGACTTGTGTCTGATTCTCCAGAAGGTGATAGGCAAGAAACATCATCATAACCAATTACACTTAACGAAGCTGCAGATATTGTTATTGCTGTTGAATTTATATAATCATATATATTAGCATAAAAATAGTTTGTTTCGTACTTAACTTCTAAAGTAGTACTAACAGCATCATAATACACTCCTCTAAACTCAGATAATGAGTGGGGTGCATTTTGATCAACAGTAGCTTCATATGTTTTTACTAATGAAGATGGTTGAGGAGTACTTCCACCTGCTAATTTAGTATTAGCTGTATTTCTTGTTAGATGAGCTTCTTCATTTATATCTCCAAACGATATTGGTCCACTACTTGGTAAAGGCATCTAGTCTAGATTTTAATTCGTCGATTTGCTTTTGTTGTTCTTTAATTGCTTCAATTAATAAAGCAGTTAAGTGATTGTAGTCAACTGTTTTAAATGTACCTTGACCTAAACGTTCTTGTTCACGTACAAGTTGAGGTATTACTTTTTCTACGTCTTGTGCTATTAAACCTATTTCTTCTCTATTTGCTCTGCTGCCTTGATTTCCTATCCATTTATAATATACACCTTGCAATTGTTGCACCTGATCAAGAGCTACACTACCACATACTTGTCTTATATCGTATTTTAGATTACGATCTGAGAATGAATAGAAACCAACTACATCATCGGCTGCTCTAAACATACCACTTGAAGAGAACTCAAATTTATCTGTATCTAAAAAGGATAATTTAACACTATCTAAATCTAATGATCCACTACCATAAAATCCAGAACCTGTATAACTTGCAAATCCATAATTTACAAAAGAAGAAATACCTAATGATGTATGGTTAATTTGAGTATTACCACCAACAACATAGTCTGTTCCTCTAAATACAATAGCTGCAGATCCATCAGCACTAGAAGCTATATAATGAGAAATATCATAATTTCCTGCTGTATTAGTAAAAGCACTTTGAGTTTGATATATTTGAGATATTCCTAAAGTAGTATTACTAGTCCATATAGGAATATAATCAGTAGTTCCTCCACTTAAATTTGCATTTGAAGCATAAGATGCAGTTATTGCCCTTGATGCACTTACAGCATGTGAAGCACTAATAACACTATTTGAACCAAATGGACCGAATACACCGGATGCTGTTATGTACGATGCTGTTAACGCAAACGAAGCAGATACTGCTCTTGATGAACTAAGAGCAAATGAAGCACTTACTGCATTTAACACATATGAAGCAGTACTTGCAAATGATGCTGAAACTGCATTTAACACATACGATGCTGTGCTTGCAAACGATGAACTAACAGCATTAAGTATATAACTAGCTGTTACTGCTTGTGATGCACTAACAGCCCACGACGATGTACCAAACAATGAACCAGTTATTCCAGCCCCCACAACAATTAAACTACCAGTCATACCTACTGAACCAGTAAATTGATGTGTATTACTAAGTAGTGTTCCAAAGCGACTAGAACCTGTTACAAAATCAATTGATGATGTTATAGTTTGTACTACTATTGTTTGAGCAGTTAATGTATTTCTTACAGTAAAATTGTCTGCAGATGATGCTGTAGCAGCGAACGAAGCACTAACTGCGTTTTGAACAAATGAAGCAGTAGACGCAAACGAAGCGCTAACTGCATTAAGTACATAACTGGATGTTAATGCTTGTGATGCACTTACTGCCCACGATGCTGTTCCGAATAAAGAACCAGTAAAATTAGTTGCAGTCACACTGCCACTTACATTTACACTGCCTGTTATTGTATGAGTATCAGTAATTACATTACCTATTTTAACACCTGTAGTTTGAACTTGAAGTTCTATATTGTTACTTGGTGCTACTGTTAATGAACCGGTAATGATTGTATTACCATTAACGTCAAGTTTAGCATTAGGTGTTATAGTACCAATACCAATATTACCAGTACTTTGATACATTACACTACTGCTTAATGCTGTAGCACTAGTCCACATTGTGATATAGTTTGCAGCACCGCCGCTCACGCCACTAGAATTAGCAGCAAACGCTGATGTTACAGCATGTGAGGCGCTTATTACGCTGTTTGATCCGAATGGACCGAATACACCGGATGCTGTTATATACGATGCTGTAGCAGCAAATGATGCACTAACTGCATTTTGAACGAATGAAGCAGTAGATGCGAATGAAGCACTAACTGCATTCTGAACGAACGATGCAGTACTAGCGAATGATGCTGAGACTGCGTTTTGGACGAACGATGCTGTGCTAGCAAATGAAGATGAAACGGCATTAAGCACATAACTAGCTGTTAATGCTTGCGATGCACTAACAGCCCATGATGATGTACCAAATAATGATCCTGTAATTCCAGCTCCTGTAACATTTAGCGAACCTGTAATTGTAACACTACCCGTGAATTGGTGTGTATTACTAAGTAATGTCCCAAAACGTGATGAGCCTGTTACAAAATCCGTTGAGGATGTTATTACTTGTGTTACAATAGTTTGTGCAGTAAGAGTACCACGTACTGTAAAATTATCAGCTGAGGAGGCTGTTGCTGCAAACGATGCTGAAACGGCATTTTGGACGAATGAAGCAGTTGAAGCAAATGATGCACTAATAACACTATTTGAACCAAAGGGACCAAACACATTAGAAGCAGTAACAAAAGATGCTGTTAGAGCATTTCTGGCTAAGGAAGCTGTAGAAGCAAATGATGCTGAAACTGCGTTTTGAACGAAGGATGCTGTACTAGCAAATGAAGATGAAACAGCATTGAGTACATAAGATGCTGTTACTGCGTTTTGAGCTTGAGATGCACTTAATGCGTATGATGCTGTTGTAGCGAATGAAGCACTAACTGCGTTTAGTACATAACTTGCCGTTTGAGCATTGGATGCTGATAAAGCATATGAAGCACTTACAGCGTTTAATACATAAGATGCACTAACAGCATTTTGTGCTTGTGACGCCGATAATGCATATGATGAACTTATTGTATTATTAGCCCATGATGCTGTTCCGAATAAAGAGCCTGTTATTCCAGCTCCTACAACAGTTAAACTACCAGTTATACTTACACTACCTGTAAATTGATGTGTATTACTAAGTAATGTACCGAATCGAGATGAGCCAGTTACAAAATCAGTACTTGAAGTTATAACTTGAGTTACTATTGTTTGAGCAGTAAGTGTACCACGTACTGTGAAATTATCTGCAGATGATGCTGTTGCAGCGAACGATGCACTAACTGCGTTTTGAACGAATGATGCTGTGCTAGCAAACGATGAACTAATAATACTGTTTGATCCAAATGGACCCCAAACATTAGATGCTGTTACAAAGGATGCTGTTAATGCATTTTGAGCTAATGATGCCGTTGAAGCAAAGGATGCACTAACTGCATTTTGAGCGAATGATGCTGTACTAGCAAACGATGCTGAAACTGCGTTTTGAACGAATGAAGCAGTAGATGCGAATGAAGCACTAACTGCATTTAACACATATGAAGCTGTGGAAGCAAACGAAGCAGATACAGCATTCTGAACAAACGATGCTGTACTGGCAAACGATGCTGAAACTGCGTTTAGCACGTATGATGCTGTTACTGCGTTTTGAGCTTGTGATGCGCTTAATGCATAAGATGATGATATAGCGTTTAAAACGTACGAAGCTGTTAGTGCTTGGGATGCACTTACTGCCCAACTTGCAGTTCCAAACAACGACCCTGTAATTCCAGCTCCTACAACAGTCAAACTACCAGTTATACTTACTGAGCCTGTAAATTGATGTGTATTAGTGAGCTGAGTACCGAAACGAGTTGATCCAGTAACAAAGTCAGTTGATGAAGTAATTACCTGTGCTATAATAGTTTGAGCAGTTAATGTACCTCTTACCAAGAAATTATCTGCTGATGAAGCAGTTGCTGCATAAGATGCACTTATTGCATTTAGTACATAAGATGCACTTACTGCATTTTGTGCTTGAGATGCACTTAATGCGTATGATGCGCTTAATATACTATTACTTCCATAAGGACCATACACATTAGATGAAGTAACATATGATGCTGTTGCTGCTGTAAATGAACCGGTTCCTAAATAATATAATTGTCCTGAACTTGAATTATAAGCTACAAAATGAGGTTGACTAACATTAGTTAATCCTGGTAAAAATACTGAGCTGGTTATACGAGCACTGCCTGATACATCTAAAGTATATGCTGGTGAAGTAATACCTATTCCAAAATTACCTGTATTTAATAAAGTAGCTTTTACTGTATTGTTTGTAATAAATTGTAATGGAAAATTATTTATAGTTCCAACTATACCAGCATAAGCAGTAGTACCTGTTAATATGCCTCCTCCAGAGTTAGTTTCAACTCCTAATCTTAAAACACTAGTTGTATTTGATACATCAACTATAGTATAGTTTGTAAGATCATTTCCTTGATTAAATACAGTCCATTGTTTTTTTACAAACATATTTTCTGTACTAGCAGCAGATGCTGTTCCTATACCTACAAAACCATCATTTCTTAAGTATAATAATTCAGTTGATGAAGCATTTATAACATTTAAAGCAACAGTAGCCGATGTAGAGCCTGCTCCTTTTACTTCTAGTCTAGCTGAAGGTAAAACAGTTCCACCACCTATAGTAATATTACTACCACTTTGATACATTACACTGCTTGTTAAAGCAGTATTTGTTCTCCATAGTGTAATATAGTTTGTAGTACCTCCTTCCACATTAGAAGCAGTACTAGCGTATGATGCTGATAACGATGATGGAGAATAACTTGCTGTTGAAGCAAACGATGCACTTAAAGCATACGATGAACTAAATGCTTGTGATGCACTAAGCGCGTATGATGAACTAAATGCTTGTGATGCACTAAGAGCATACGAGGCACTTATTGCATTTAAAACATAAGATGCTGTTACAGCGTATGATGCACTTAGTATACTGTTTTTTCCGTAGGGACCATCAACGTTAGAAGAACTAACATATGATGCTGTTTCTGCTGTTGCTGTTGTTACGGTGACATTAAAAGTACTGCTATTACCTTTAGTGAATGTAATTGTAGAGCCAACAGCAGACGCTGTTATTAATCCTTGAAGTGGTAATGATGCTGTTAAAGCGTATGATGCTGTTAATATACTATTTTTACCATAAGGACCATCAACATTAGAAGAAGACACATATGATGCCGTTTCAGATGTTGCTGTTGTTACACTAACGTTAAAAGTACTGCTATCGCCTTTAGTAAATGTAATTGTAGAGCCGGCTGCTGATGCTGTAATTATGCCTCGTATAGGTAAAGATGCAGTTGAAGCATTAGTTGCTGTTAAAGAATTTAATGCAAATTCAGAATAATCTGCTTTATAAGCAAACGATGCTGTTCTTGCTAGTTGAGAATAATACGAATGAAGTGAAAATATACCAAATAAAGTATTAAGAGAATTAGTAGCATTTAATGCTACAGCAGCATAATTAGCATATGATGATGTTAAAGCATATGATGAACTAACAACACTACTTCCCGATCCTGCTAATATAACAACGCTTGGTACTCCTGCTGTTTCTTTTTTAAGATATAAAGTACCATCATTAACGTTAAGCGCTATTTCTCCTAAATCTAAATCTAAAATAGTAAATCCCTGACCAGGGATTGTTGTATAATTTGGAATAATCTTTGGCATATTTTATATTACAACGTCAACAGTGTTGAATATAAATATTAAAATGAATTATTTCCTAAGTCTAACGTGTAGAAACTGCCACTATCGCCGAATGTATCTACGTTTTGAATTGTAATAGAACCAGTTATTGTTGGTGTTGATGCTACATAAACTGAGCCTGAGACTATAAATGATGGGTCTGAGCTGCCACTAAGAATTAATTGGTTAGTAGTGGCATTATATGATAAATTAGATAATACTTGTTTTAATTTTAATCGTGCCATTTTAAATGAATTTACCTACAGCTATTATTTGGTCTGTTGATTCAAACGAGTACTCTAAATTAGTAGTGTTTACTGTTAAAGTACAAGTTCCATTTCCATTATCAGTAAATGATGTAATAGCATTTGCATCTACGTATTGACCATTAACAAAGAAATTAAAGTTAGTAGCGGATGTTGCTGGTAATGGTGATGGAGCTGCTAAGAAAGATCCATTAAATATAGCTGTATTTGATGTAATAGTAGCAGCATACCTTGTTATACTTGTTCCTAAGTATGAAGCTAATTCAGTATTTAAAGCTACAGTTGTACTTGTTATGTTCACATTATAAGAATCAACAGCCGATGTAGCTCCCATTGCTGTTTTAGGTGCTGGAGTAGCTTTACCAGTGGGTGAAAATGTTTCAGCAGTTTCTGACGTTTCGAGCGTAAATGTTATTCTAGATGGAGAATAATGCATATTAGTATCTGATAGATGTTGGTTAATACTATTAGCAATTAAGTATCCATTTACTTTTAAAGTAATATTAGTAGTTGCTACTCTATCTTCACCAGTATTAATAATATTTGTTGTAGCAAAACTATCAATCATAGTTCTAAATTGCCATCTATTTTTATCACCCCAATATGAATCAGCAGCATATTCAATTGCTTCAATTAATTTGTTATTTTGTTCTACATAATTAGTTAAAATAACAACCTCATATGTTAGAGTAACATAATCAGGTACTACAGAAACATAATATTGTTTTGATGGTATTCTATTTGTTAATATAGAAAATTTATCATATTGATTTCTTTGATTATATCTACTTTCAAATACTTGAAATAAAGATGCTAAGTTACCATCTATTTTATTACCTAAATTTCTATTTTTTTCAATTCCATTTCTTTTAAACATTATAAGAGGAATTACTAATTTACCATTAGTATCTCTATAATAACCATCTTGTTGTACTGATTTCCAGCGCTCAGGAGAACCATACATTACTGGAACATTAATTACATTACCATCTTGTACTACAGTAGGTAAAATAGCAGTTTCAAAATAGTATTTAATAGCATAATCAATATCTTCTAAACCAATAGTAATATCCTTTATATTATCAGTTTTACGAGTAGTGTTTAATGCTCTATTATCACGATGAGTGAATACATTTTGACTAACTGGTTTGTCCTGATAGTAAGGATTAATAGTATCTTGTACTATTTCTGCTTGATTTTTTGGTATAGGTTTGCGATTTTGCATTATTTGCCTGATTTTCTTAATTCTAACATCTTATCTAGAGCTTTTGTATACTTGTATAATTGATTATGAAGTTTATTTATTTCTTTAGCAACTTCTTTAATGTCTTTATCAGGATAATATAAAAAGGCTTCAAATTCTTTTTTACTATTAAATATATTTTTTCTCATTTTATCCATCTTAGGAAGATAAATTACTTGACTTCCTATGATTATACTTCCTTTATCAAATAATTCTTTTTGCTGTTGTGGGGTTAATTTAGTAATATCATTAGTAATTTCTTCTGGTTCTTGACCCGGAGAATATATTTGACCTGGCTTTTCTAGTTCCTTTATAATATTTAATAATTTCATTATATATATTTTAGTATGATCCTACTTTAGTAATTGTATCGTATCTTGGAATAAACTGTAATAATCCAGGTACTCTATTTTTAGTTACAGCATTTATACCAATTTGTTTAATTGATGTTTTAGCATCACCTCTTCCAATATACTTTATTTTAATCAAAGAATATTCATATTGAGGTGTTTTTTTTCTATTTAAAAAATCACTTTGTACTACAGTCACAACAACTACATCTTCTAATGCTCTAATTTCATTATATATTTCTACCTTATTTTGTTCAGCTTCTGTTTTAATTAGAATATCACATCTAAAAATAGTAATACCTTCATTTAATAATATTTTTTCTAAAATTCCCATTAGCTATACTGTATTAAGTTAAGTTTTGTTGTTCTTGTTAAATGAGCTACTACTTTATATACTACTATTTGACCAGGAGTACCAACAGTTGATTCAGATCTACCAGTACCAGGTATAGTTATAAATGATCTATTTGAATCATGCACTTCATAATATCTTTCTTGATCAGTAACTATATCTCCTACTTCAGGTAAAAAATCAAGCTCAGCTAAAGTTATTTTTGGTATTGTTAATGTTAGTGTTTGATTAACATCAGGTCCGTATTCAGTGTCAGTATAAACAAAATCACCTCTTTCAATTAAACATCTTACCTCTACTGGGGGATAATACCATTTTTCTATTGATTCACCATACATATTTGATTTAGTATTAATTAGGTCTATTTTAAAATAGCCTACAGTCATATTACTAAAACGAATAGATGATTTAGCAGCTTGATCTATAAATGTATTTATAAAATCAGCACCAGTTGGAGGTAATTCAGGAGCAGTAGGAACTCCTTCTTTAGTTACCGGAGCAGAAGGAACTACAGTTGGATAATTCGGATCGGGGCAGTTATCTACAGGTATATATTTTGTTATTCCTCTTGGCATTAGAATATATAAATTGGTAATGGTATTTGAGTTAAAGTGTCACGAGCAAATTGAGCTTCTTGTTGTTGACGCTCTAATTGTGATTTACGCGATACTTCATTTAACATTTCTTTTAATTCAGTTAACAGTTGTTCTTTTTCTGTTCTAGCGTCTTGAATTAAATCGGAGCCTTGTAATGCACCTACACCTTGAACGTTAACTGTAGAATATTCTAAACGAATATGAGCTTCAATTTCACGGCATAGTGCTAATGTATATTTAAATATCCAAGTTCTACCCACAGTGTTTATTCTAGAGTATATTGGGTTTCTATAAGGAACATTCATTACATCAGTAACAACATTATTTCTATTATCCTTTATAGGATTAAATTTATCACTAAATTTAACATACTCAAAAAATAATTTTTTATTTTCAGTAGGTATAGGAAATATTTTTAATTTATTATTTACTAAATTAAATGAATAAGCTGCTTTTCTGATTTGATCATTAAACTCAATCGCTTGTATTTTTTGTATATCAAAATAAATAGGCATTAATAAGAAGTTAATACCTGGTGAGAATTGACCAAACCCAAAAGTTTCAAGTAATGATTGAATACCTGTACCTGTGCCAGCATATGGATCAAAATAACGAACAATTGCTGGTGGTTCTTCATAGAATACTCTTCTAATTTCTATTTTATCGCCTGGATCTAATGATGCTGAGTCTGCAGCCCATACATTTAAATCATAATCTTGAACTCCTCTTTTCATGTGGAGAGTTCCAGAAATTACATTGTAATTTCCCCCTACTCCAGCTTCACCTGCATAGTTTTCAGCTATAGTAGTAGTTAAAGTAGCTAAATTAGTACTTATTAATTTATTATTAAATTCAGGATCTAATACGTCTTGAATATAAACTGTAGGTATAGATCCGGTTCTAAATAAAGCAGATCCGCTTGATATTTGAGGACTAGTAGTGAAGAAATAAAGATAACTGCCACTTACTTTATTTAATTTATTGTAAACATACTGACTTAAATCATAAGTAACAGATCCACTTACATATTCTGTAGCTAAAGTAAATGATTTAACATAATCTAAATTAGGTAATATAAAATCAGATAATGAAGCAGATATAACATATACACTTCCAGCATTTATTGCTTGAGTATATGTTGGGTTATTATCTATATCAGTTAAAGTAGCTAATCTAGCACCAGACCAAGTAACAGGTGAACTTACATCTATACTATTTACATAAGTAACAGTAGCATTATTGAAAGGAGATGATTCTGCTCCTTCCATACTTAAATATTGGTCTCTAATCTTATATTGATAAACTAAATTACCATATGTAGTAACTGCTTCTTCAAAAGCAGCATATACGGTTAAATCACTAATGTTAAGTTGAGTAAGACCTAAACCAGTACCTAAGCGTTGAGCTACAAATCGTGCAACACTTTTAGCATCTCTTACAAATTCAGGATCGTTATCATAATATTCAAATGGAGTATTACATTTAACGGGTGTTAAGTATGATGTGTCTCCATAGTATTTATCGTAAAGATCTTTAAGATTTATAGCCATTTATAAGTAGTATTTAACACGTATAAATATGGTTACTTCCCATATTCGTATTCAAGTATTTTTCCTACTAGATCAGAACGATGATTTTCTTTCAATTTAATCCACTTAATTTCTTCTATTTTTTTAGATAGTTCGATTACGTAACTTAATCCGTTTATTTCGCCTGTATGCGTTTTTATATCGGTTTGTTCATTGTCACCGTTAATTACTATTTTACCTGTTTTACCTAAACGTGTTAATATAGCTAGCATTTCACCTTTAGTTAAGTTTTGTGCCTCTTCTACAATCAGTATATCATCGATTGTTTTACCACGTATAAATTGTACTGGTAATGCTTTTATTTTTTCTTCAGATACAAGATTAGGTACTTCGTTTTTATTGGAACAGCATTTATTAAGATTTTCAACAAGTGCTTCCATATAAGGATCAAACTTACCATTAATATCTCCAGGTAAAAATCCTAAACTTTTTCCTACTTCAATTGCAGCACGTGTGTTGTAAATACAATTGATTTGTTTTTTCTTAAGAAAATCTAATGCTGCTTGAGCACATACTAATGATTTACCTGAGCCAGCTCTGCCTGTTATAACTACTATTTGGTTTTCTACTATTAATCGTTTTGCTTCTTTTTGTTCTTCATTTAACTGTACTGCACTAATGGATTTAATATCACTTTTTCTTTCACGATTAGGTTCACGCATATAACATTATTTGATATAAATATATAAAAAAAGCTCGACCTTACAGGGTCGAGCTTAGAACTATAATACTGAGACTATAGCGGGGCGTGTTGGATTAAAGAGTATTTAAACCAGCAACATACACCTTACCATAATAATCAGGTCTAATCATCTTCTTAGCGTAACGAGTCATCAAACCTTTACGTGGAGTGAAGGTATTAGGATCGTAAAGAAGTGGAGTCATGATTAAAGGCACATATGGAGCGAATACAGCACCGCACTCAAGGAACTGAGCACCTTTGTAACCCATGAGGATTACATTCTCAGTCATGTATGGGTTCTTGTAAACCTTGTAACGGCTATTAAGTGAACCAACTTTCTGAATACCGAAGTTGAATTCCATCTTTTCGCCATCACCGTCAGAAGCAAATCCAGGAATAGATTCGAGGATTGTAGCTACGGTTGGTGAAGTTACGAGGAAGTTAGCGCCACCGCGGAGAGTTAACTGATGGATTGTGTTAGAAACTTTCTGGAGTTTAGTACCGAGGGTTTGGAACCAACCACCTTGGGTATTGTAGAAACCTAAGTTGCTATTAGTAACACCAGATGTACCTACAGCTTGGTTGTTAACTGCTGACCAATATTCAGTTGTGAAAGCGTTTTGAATTAACATATCAAGGATTTCGAGGTCGATTTCCATTGAAATGTACTGTGATAAAATGCCAGTTAATTCAGCTTCAGCATCTACGCTATGGTAAGCGTTAAGATCCTGAGCGAATTCTGGAGTCCATTGTGCTTTTAACTTACGAGTTTTAGCAACAATAGCTTCAGATTTCAACTGAACGTTAATCTCTGGGATAGAAATTGTAGTATTGCTTAAAGCATTGGGATAACCACCATTACCATTAGCAGTACCCGCACCACCACCAACTGATTGGTCTTCAAAATCACCGCGATCAGCAGGATCTGGAGCTACAGAGAAGAATAATGTAGTACTAGGCATAGCACCACCGGTCACAGCAGGAACAACAGAACCAGTCACAATGAAGGAAGCTGTGTTGTTAGATACAGTAGTAAATTGCTGTAAAATATCAGTAGCAGTAATAGAACCAGAAGTAAATACAAATGATCTAACAGCATTCTGATCAGCAGGAGTTGGAAGGGGAACTAATACTTTTTTCCAACCAGTAGCAGCAGAAGCTGAATAGTTAGAATCCAAGTTAAAGTCAGCCCATGTGGTTGAACCGGTTAAAGCAGCAACAGAAGCTGAGAACTGGTTGATTGAGTAACCAAACTTACCAGCACCATAGAGTGACTGAGAAGCAATATCGGTTACATTTGTGGTTGCGTTAGCACCATAAAGTGAACCACCGTTAGTGAATGGCTTAACACCAGTGCCGTATTTGAAATCAAGATAGAATACGAGACCTGAAGGTAAGTTCATTGGCTGTACGCTAACGAATTCTTTAGCAGCGATTTCACCGAATACGCGGCGAACTAATGGTAAAGCTACACCAGCCCAGTTTTCTGAGTTGTAACCACCACCAGACATTGAGGTAGTACCGCCAGTAGCTGAAGCTTCGGTGATTAATTGCTTGGCTTGGTTCTCGAGGAGAATAGCCATTGTGTTTTTGTCTTGAGTGTTACCGATACCTTCTAAAAGACCGGATTTAGCCCACTTACCAGACAAACGTTGTGCATCTTCCATTATAACTTTATATTGGTTAGATGACTCGAGTAATTGTTGTACGTTCATTTTTTAAAGGGTTTTTTTGTTAATTAATTTTTTAGTGTTTTTTAATACCAGCAAGCATTTGCCATCTTGACATTGTTTCGTCTACTTCGACGATTGGTTTTTTAGCAATACCTGCTGCTTTAGAAGCAAAGCCCATAGATTCTTTAATTGAAGACTTAGCGGATTTTACAATAGCAACGTCCATAGTTTCATAAATCATCTTAGCTTCTTTAATAGTAGCTGCTTTGTCGAATTGAGCAATTACTTTAAGTTTTTGTGATTCGGTTAAGTTTTTGGCTTTGAAAATCTTATTTACATAGAGTAATTTAGCGTTAAGAAGATTAACTTCGTTAAGTTCTGAGCGAAGAGTGTGGATAGTAGCAATAGCTTCATCTAACTCTTTTTTCATTTTATCATCTTCTTCTTTAGCTTTTTTCATTTTTTTCTTAGCTTCGTACATTCCGCCTTCTTCGTATTCTGTTTCTTCAGAATAGTCTTCGCCTAAAGCGTCAAGTTCAGCTAATAATTCTTCTAAATCAAGATCTTCTTCCATTTCTTCTCCTTCATCAGATACATCAACAGACATTTCATCACCAGCTTCCATTTCACCGCCGCCCATGTCTTCCATGCCGCCGTCTTCCATTTCGCTAGAAATAATGTCTTTGATAATCATTTTTAATTCTTCTACTGAAAGATCAGCTACAGTTTCAGATTCGGTAGATTCAGATTCTTCTTCTTTACCTTCTTCTTCTTCTTCTTTAGCTTCTTCCATTTTTTCTTTTTCTTCTTCTTTTTTAGCTTCTTCAAGTTCAGCTAAAATTTCAGATAAATCGAAGTCTTCTTCTAACTCATCACCACCTTCTTCAAGAGCAGCACCAGTTGCACGATATCTGTCTTGAATTTTATCACTAGTTTCAGAAGGATAGAAGCCTTCTTTCATTTTTTCGTCGTCCTTGTCTTTTGCTTCTTCTAAATCTTCACCTTCCATTTCTTGCAATTTAGCAGCAAGCATAGATTGAAGTCTAGGGGCAAGAGCTTCTTCAAGAGCGACTTTTGCGTTGGCTAAAGCAGTTTCACGAATAGCTTTAGCGTCAGCAATTGCTTCTTTGAACAAATCTTGGTTTGTCATAAAATTTTTCTCCTTAAATTTTTTTCGGAAATAAGATTATTAGAAAATCTTAATAGGGGTTTGTAATATACCCGAGGCTGCATAAGAATGGGCAACCTATTGTAGGATGCCCATAAATATATGTAGATATGAAAAACCGCAAATACTTTAACATAAAGGACAAACTCCAGTATGTTGACAAATAATTTCTGTTATTAAACTATTTACTTTACTATAATCTTTAATAGAAGCATATTGCTTTGATTCAGCTAATTTCATATAAGCCTGCGGAGTACTAGGTACTGATACTAAATCCCAACATAATAATTCAAAATCATCTTGTACTTCAACTGTTTCACCAAGTTGTTTAACACTACCCATACCACGTGATGAAATTCCAAGTGGAATACCTGATAGTACAAGTGCTTTAGCAATATTGCCAGCAGGTGTAGGTAATAATTGTAATTTACCCATTAAGTCATTTCCTTTCCACCATACTTCTGTAATAAGATGAGAAGTATTGGCTAAGTTTACAACAGAGGCTTCAGGATGATCGAGTTCTCCTAAAGCAGTGCGTGTTTTTATTGGTCCTTCAGCGTATTTTTTTACTTCTCTTTCAAGTATTTCGCGAGGATATACACGACCATTGCCATTTTTTTGCTCAGCTTCTTGTAATTTACCAACTAAAGTGACAGTACCATTATTTGCTTTACCTTCAACTAAAGTAAGTTTAGCGTGTTGGAAAGGAGTATGGTCTATAAGTAATGATTTCATTTATAATATTCTTATTAATTAAAAAGATATATTATCCTCTACCTATCATGTTAAATAGAGAAGTTATATAATCTGCGGCCCAATCGTCATCATTCATTAAATTTCTAGCTACAATTTTAGCATTTGGTATTCCTGATTTAATCATATGCGTGTAGGCATATCGAAAAGCTTGGTTTTCCTTTTCTTTTCCTGTTAATTGTTTTAATTCTTTTCCATATGTTTGAGCTATAAAATTAGCCATTGAATCAGAATCATATGGATCAAATTCTCTATCTTCATCTAAATTATCACGACCATCAAACGTTTCAGCTAACATTTCACGCACAAGTTTTTCTAATTGTTCTCTAATAGTTTTCATTTTACCACCAGTAGGAGACATTACTTGTTTAATGCCTTTAGCTTTTTTAGCGGCGTGGGTAAGTTCTTCTACTCCTTTAACGCCTTTATTTGTTTCTTTATATGCTTTATTAGCTGATGCTTTTGCTTTTTCAACACCTTTTGGTGTTTTCATTTGATTTTCTTTATCAACTAATTCAACTGATTCTTTTTTAACTTTAGCTTTAGCAGGTGCTTTAGCTTTAGGAGCTGAAGGTGATTCAACACCTGATAGTTTTAATGCTGTATAGTAAAATGGATTTTCTGCTAGATGATCTAAAGCAATTTTTTCTGCTTTTTTAGGATCATCTGTGTGTTCCATTTCTACTCTGATACCCATTCTTAATTCTTGTGGGTGAATTTGATTTGGGTGTAGTTTAGTTTTAGCTTCGCTTAATATTTGTTTATTTTTGAGTATTCTAACAGTATCATCAAACGATGTTACATTAGTAACTAAATGGGGAAAAGTCATACGCACATTACGCATAAAGTTAGCTTGTGACATTTTTCCTTCTTTAAGGTCGCGATATTGATTTTGTATACTTTTCATTATTATGTTATTTTTAGCTGCCTTTTTCTTTTTTATCTTTTTTATCTTTGGCATATGCTGCTCTAGCTTTATCAAAATCAATACCTGCTCTTAAAGCTCCATTCTTTCTAATATCATTTTTTACAGCTTCTTTACTAGCATATTTAAAATCAGGATACTTTTTTTCAAAATCTGCTATTTGTTGCAATAAATCTTCCTCAGCTTTGATTTGCTCAGGAGTTCTTTTTTTAATTGTTATTTCTTGAAGTATTACTTCTTTTATTAATTCACGCAATTCACTTTTTTTCATTGTTTTATAATTTATAATTTGTTATGTATAAATATTATCTTCCTTGTCTACGGTAGTTTTTTTCTGTTCTATCGTGTCTATTGTAGGATTTTTTTGCTTTTTTTAATTTGCGTTTACCGAATGTTATTTTGCGACTTTCACCACCGCGTAAATTTTTAGCCATCTATTTATATTTTTATCACGAAAAAGGTAATTCAGAAGCCGGAATAGAAGTTGATTTTATTTTCATTTCTTTTTTAATCATATTTAAAATATAATCAACAGATCCTAATCCTAATTCTTGTAAATTTTCAATAGCTTTTATGGTTGTATTAATTTCTTTATTTATATATTCTTCTCTTTCAATATCCATAGAAGTATCAGCTTCGTTAATTGGTTTATCAACGAGTATTTCAAATATAGCTTGAGCTAATTTACCGTAATTACCTTTATCTAAGCTATCTTTCATATAACTGCTGATTCTAGTAGTTGTTCCATTACTAAGTTTCACATTATTATCTTTTCTAAAAGAAAACCTGTATGTAGCCTCTATTATTTTCATTATATCATCTTCTTGACTAGTACTTATTTCTTGCCCGATTTCTTTTAAATATAATTTTTTTACTTGATCTACAATACTATTATATATACTTTCATTTTCATTCATATTATTCTCCTTCAAAATACCAGCTAATTGCTGCATTCTATAAATTTCATTAAGTTGTTTTTTCATTGATGTAAATTTTTAATTTTATTGTTTAATTGATTAACCATTTCAGATATAGTACCTATATTTTTTTGAGTGGCTTTCCAATAATTAATGCCACCATCTTCACTTAATTCTTGTTTCATGCGTGATGTATATTCAACAATACGATCAATTTCTTGCAGTTTGCGTTTTACTTCACGAATCGCTTTATGAAGTTGTTCTGATTTAGTTCTAAATTTAACTTCGTTTTTGAATTTAGAATAGGTTACTTCGTTGAGTAATTCTTGTTTTATAATTTGATGTAAAGATTCTTTATACATTTTATATTTAGGTTTTTCAGCTGATTTCCAAATTGCTTTATAATCTCTTACTTTAGAGTCACTAGGTATTCCTGTAGGAGCTAATTTCATTCCTTGAGATTTAGCTGTTTGGGTAGCGGCGTTTGTTTTTTGTCCTTTTTTAGCAAAAGCAAAAGGAGTAGAATATGCTTCTCCTCCACTAGTACCAGACATTTCTTCTAGTTCTTTACGTATTAATTGCTTTAATTTTTCTCTTAATTGATCCATTATTTAATGGTTTTTAACTCATTTAATAGCTGATAAAACTGTAAAAGTGAAATTATATTTTCATCTTTTATATTTTGATTTTTATCTAATGGTTGAAGAAAATTAGTTATTTCTGTTAATTTAATTTGAGTTGTTTTATCTTCTATTGTTGGAATAATTGATTTTAATTCACTAACAATAACATTAAAATTATTATTAACAAATTCTCTTAATTTAACTGTATTAGTTACATTATTAATATATTCTTTCAATACATTTTTTTGCTTATCATTTAACTCAGCGTATTTTGTGTTAAATTTTTCTAACAACATACGATAAGCAAGTATACGAGAACCTTTATCTAGTTTTATATATTCTTCTATTACACGATCTTTAACGTCTTCTTTATTAACTTCTTTACGTGTAATATGCTCTAATAAAGTAATTTTATTATCAATAATAAGTTTAGGGTCAATAAATTCTGTTGAGCTATGAGATTCAATTAAGTTAAATAAAGCAGCGTATTGCGTATAGTGATTAATTTTTGCTTTAAAGAATTCTTCTAAGTCGTAGTTTTCTTTAATTTCTTTAATTAAATTATATTTTTCTTTACGTAAAATTGTTTTATTTAAACGCAAAGAAGCATCTAATGCTGTATTTATGAATGTCTCAGCTTTAGCTTCACTTAAAAGTTTTGAATTGATTAAAGTCTGGTATATTTTATATTCTTTAGTTAATTCTGTTTTGTTAAAATATTTTTTAACTAAATTAACAGCTGCAGAATCTTTATTAGATAAAGTATCAGATGCTATCTGGCGCACTAATAATTCAAATAATATACCAGTATTGCGAAATTTACTGTGTTTAATTTTTGACATAATAGAAATTACTGCTTATAAATATGTATTTATTAAATATCCTTAATATTTTTTTCATTTAGCATATCATTTTCTTCATCGTATACTAGCTTTTTGCGTTCTATGTTGATACTCTCTAATAGACTTTTATTTTTCTTTAATTCGGATAAAGCAACAGGTGAACCTCCTTTTGGAGTACCATCTTCAGAAGGAATATTAGCAGTATAAAGAGTACTATTTGCTTTTCTACCAAGTCTATCTTTACCTAATGGGTCTTGTTGAGTACCAATGATAGAGGCTCTTTCTTTAGGGCGACCAACAGGACGTTTTTCATCATATCCTGGAGGTATAGGTCCATCAGTATCCATTCCTGTTCTACCTTTACCATACAATGAAGCTAAATCATGTGGTGTACCATATGATTTACCTGATTTAGCTGGGTCGTTACCTTCATTTTCGATTTGAGCTAATCTAAACACACGTTTCTTATCTTCAAGCATTAGATCACGATATTCATCATATTGATCTTCACTGAATTGGAATACATTATCATATATCCAATCTGATGGTAATAGATTAGTGTCTTGAATTGATTTAGCTAAGTCAACTTTTTCTTTCCATAATGCTACTTTCTCTTGTTCATAAATAATAGATGGAGTAGTTAATGATAATTCAAAATTAGTTAATGATTCACCATCATATCCTTGAACGTATAAATGCACTAAAGCCATTTTATATAATTCAGAAAGAATAATGCGTTGTACTCGTTCTACTGTACGAGCAAATCTAATATCTTCAGCAGCTAATGTAGCTTTACCTTCAAGATCTTTCTCAAATCCAAAAAATGCTTTAGGTATCTTAAGTGCAGCTAACATTTCATCACGTAAGAAAGCTACGTCGTCAATAGCATTATATTCAAGACCTTTTACTGTATCTATTTTAGTTGCTGTATCATTACCACGAACTGGAAGATAAAAGTCTTCCATCAAATTCATTAAGTTATATCTTAAATTATATTCACCTGTCTGTTGATCAATATAAGGTGTTTTTTTCATCTTTTGCATTACCTTCTGCATGTAAGCGTCTACTTCATGAGGAGGAATATTACCAACATTAATAGTAAATACACGTTTTTCTGGAGCACGAGTGATACGATGTAATAACATCGCATCTTTCATTAACACATACTGCTTATATGTTTTGCGAGCAGGTTCAATATATGATCTTCCATATGGAAGATAGTTTGCATCAGTTAATAGCCTAAAGTGAGCTATTTCGTAGTTTTCAAATTTAATCTTACCATCTCTATCTTTAACACGATTACTTATACCACCAGCCGCAATAACCATTGGATCTATTCTAAAGCAAACATAAGATGGATTTTCAGGATCTTGTCCTTCTTCACGAATCATATCGTATACTGAAAGTGGAGTAACATTATATACACCAAATTTTTCAGCGACTTCCATGTGTAAATAAAAGTCACCATACTTACACATATTTCTAATCCATAACCATAAGTTAAATTCAATATTTAAAATATCGTAGAATAAATTATATAATATACGTTGAATATTTTCATCAGCGCTTCTAATCTGTAATACTTCACCCGCTTCATTTTTTAATGTAGCTTCATCAGCTACAATATCAAGAGCGGATGCTATAATAGATTCAGTATCCATAGCTTCATAGTCAGTATATAACTGAATACGAAGTGTTTGGTAGTTCATTGTTGGGTTATAGGGCATATTAGCTCCATAACGATGAAGTTTTGTATATCTATCTATTAAAGCGTTTGTTTTTACGTTGCCGTAAGCTTGGATCTTATCAACATCTACTACTTTAAGTTGATTTCCACCAACATTTCTAATAATAACGTCTGTGCTAAATAGTCTTGTAAGTCTATTAAATAAACCAGGCTGTTGTTGGTTTTTTTCGGCCATTGTATTGTTTTATTATGTCTATAAATATTTATTAGTCTTATTTCTATTGCCTAATTCATTATATCCAAACGACTCAGCAATTTTTGTTGTTTTAAATAATGGCTGCGTATTAGTATAATGAAAGCATTGTTTTTGTTGTTCTATATCTGTTAGATTAAAGGAATCACATGGCTTGATATGATCAATTTCCCAAATATCACCATGATTATTCCAATTCATTTCTGGTTTAAATTTAGATTCAAGATATTGTTTAAAAGTATCTATTGTACAACCTATTAATTTTATAGCACTTTTAGTTTTTAAATTTAGTTTTAAAGCATTATATAACCTAAGTCTTAACAAACAAGATAGTTTAAAATTAATATCAGTATCATATTTAATTTTCCAATATTTTACTAATTTATCTTTATTATTACTTCTCCATTCTTTACTATATAATTTTCTATTTTCACTTAACCAGTATTCTTTATTATTATTATATTTTTCTTTATTATATTGTGATATTTTATTTTTATTTTTATTTGACCATTTTTTAGAAGTTAATTGAAAGTATTTATTTCCTAATTTTTTATTATTTAAAATAGTATATTCATTTTTACAAGATTTACAAATACCTTCATATCCTGATTTATTTCTATTATTTTTATAAAAATTATTTAATTCTTTTTCTTGGTTACATTTAATACAAATTTTCATACTAGTTATTTATAATAAATATAACAGAATTAAAAAATCCATGTTATATCTTCAAATCCACCTCTTCCATCATTCATCATAAATGGGTTTGGTTGGTTAATATTAGGTAACATGGGTTGGTTGTTATAACTTGTTCGTCCTATACTTGAAATCATTGCTTTATTTAAATCTAATCCTTGCTCATAGAATTTCATCGCGGTGTCTCTAGTAAATAAACCAATTCCTAATGACATAACCAAATCATCATTATAACCATTTTGTGCTTGTGCTTTACCATGTTGCCAAATAAACACACGTAATTCTTCTAATAAGCGTTTTGATCTAAAAATAAATGCTTTCTCTCTAATATACGACTCCATTTTGGAGATAACAAGTGGTCTTGTTTTAACTGATGTAGTGAATCCAGGAACGGTCTGCTCAGATTCCATTTTAGATAACCATTTATCAATATGCATTTCACCATAAGCACGAGGTGAATAATATAGTTTTTGATATCCTTTTTCAATTACAGTATTAACTACATCCCAACCAATATTTGCGTTTTCTACTACTAATAACGCATTATTATATTCAGTAGCAACAGATACTAGCATATTACCATATGTTCTAGTATCTATTTGTGATTTATATTCAGCAACTTGTTCACATGTTGTAGCATCGATGACGTGGAACGCAGAATAATCACTACCGTCACCCCTAGCCACATCAGCACATACAATATACTGCTTATTATAATCAGGATAGTTCCAAACCCAAAAGTCGCCACCCATAAAGCGACGTTCAACAGGGTCTTGTATATAAGTTTCTTCATAGAATGTTAATAAATCAGGTTCAATTACTGAGTTGCCAGAGCCTAAGAAATCACAGTCATATTCTTGAGCAAATTCACGAATAGACATATTAGTTCGTTCCGTAGATTCCCATTTTTCATCTCGATCAGGATGTAAATTCCAAGGTAATTTAATTGCTTTAAAGTCATTTTTACCTATTTCAGCTTCAGTGTACATTTTATGAAACCAGTTACCAACACCGTTTGGTGAAGATAAAGCAATAATACCACCACCAGTTGCAATTGTTGGTTTAATTGATGTGTAAATACGATCAATACCTTCAATAAACGCAGCCTCATCTACTAATAATAACGATACAGCGTATGATCGACCAGCATCAGATGCTGCTGAGGTAGCTATTATTTGGGAGTTATTTGCTAGTTTAAGTGATAATTTATTATCGGATATTGGTTTTTGATTACCTTTTAACCAGTTAGGTAAGTTATTGTACATAAATTGTACTTTATCTACCATACCTTTTGCTGTTTCTTGTTTAGTTGCTATACATAATACAGTTTTATCTTTATTAAATAGCATTGTCCATAATGAAAAACCAGCAACTAATGTAGATATACCTAACTGTCTTGACTTATTAATAATACAGAAACGATTATTTCTAAAGTCGTTTAATACCTCTTCTTGGAATGGATATAGATGAAATAATACTCGTCCTTTAACAGGGTGAGTAATATAACAGTACTTACGAAAGAAATGTACAGGATCTAAAGCACATTTAATATACTCCTGTTTAATTATTTCTTTAATTTGTGCTTGACTCATATATATAAATATACAAAAAGCTCCGCTTTTGGCGGAGCTTTGTATTTGACAGAGTAGGAAGAATTATAAAATTAAAATAGCAGCTATTATAACACCACTAGCTGTTTTTATTATTTTATTTGCTATTTTTGCTTTTTGGTATTTTTTATCTAATTCTTTGTATCTATTATCCCAATTTTTTATAAGTGAATCTTGATTAACTATAATAGTTTTATAATCACCTTCTTTACTTACATATACATTAATTATACTATCTTTTACTTCTAATTGTTCACCTATAGTGGCTAATATACTATCTTTTAACATTAACATTTTTTTAGTACCATCTAATTCAGCTAATTCTTTAGCAGCATTTGTGAGTACAGGTTGCGCTACTGGTAATTTATTACTTGTAGTATCTTTTGGATAGCGTTCATTATAGAATGCAATTAATTCTCTTTCGGTGAAATTATCAATAGCTAATTTAGATGAATCAACATATTTAACTACAACTTTAACATTACTTTTTAATGTATCTATCTTATGTTGTAGTGAATCGTTTATTTCAAATAAAACAAGTACTACTGAGTCTTTTTTGGGTATTTCTCCTTTTAAAGAATCAATGATACGAGTAAATTGGATTTGTTTTTGAAGGAATAATTCATCTTTTTCTTTATCTCTTATTCGATCAAGAATAATCCAAACAGCTAAACCAATAACTGTTAAAAACAATAATGTATTAAAAAACTTATTCATTTATTTTATAATGCCTGCGTAGTATTGCATTTTATTTTTATTCCATTCGTCTAATTCATCCTTTTTAGATTGACGCTTCTGTAAATATTCAGAACTAGCTACTAAATTATTTACACGTTGTTCCAAACTTGCTTTTAAATCCATTAAACGTTTTTCCTCTGTAGATGATTTGTCTTTAATATCACCAGTACCAGCCATAAATTTAGCACGCTTCATTCTATTTAGATCACTTTTTACTTTATTTAAACGATCTGCAAGATCAGTATATTTCATAAAAGTGTTATAATCTTCATCTGATAGTCCAGAAGCGGATGAAGGGGTAGGTACTTTTCCTAATTCAGGAGTAGATTCTTCTTCGTCGCCTGCTGCTTTAGCTTGAGCAAATGATGCTTCAATTTCTTCATCACTTAAATCACCAGAAACAATACCTGTTTCTTCTTCTGGTTCTACTTCTTCACCAGGTTCTGCTTTAGGTTTCATAAATTGAGGGACAACACCAGCGGTTGTTGGTGCTAGAATACCAAGTCTAATCATATCACGAGCATAGTCAGATATGCGTGGTTGAGGAACATTAAATTTTTCTCTAGCTATTTTAGTAATATCGGCAGGACCATTATCTTTTATATAATCTATGATACCATTAACCCACACCATTCGTTTAGATGAGCCAACATAAGGTAATTCAGAAAGTTTATCAGCATAGTCGTCACTTACTTTATAGATAATAGGTTGACGAGCCATTTCTTTTAGTTTTTTAGTTCCCATTGTAACACTAGCTACATTAGGATCTATTTTCAATTTATTAATTGTAGGAGCATCTGAGGGGTCAATATCTAGAATTTTATCTCCTCTATTTTTATCTTTAAAATCGATAGTAGTTGATTGAGTAGCTTCATTCATTACTTCATCAATAACTTCACGTATGAGTTCTTGTAATTCTGATTTTTTCATTTATTATGGTATTTAGAATATTCAATAAAATCTTCTATAACATCTTTGCGCTCACCTTCAAGTGAATTTTTATATTCTTTTATAGTACGAGCATAACTTTCATTATCATTTTCTTTTAAGTTTGATAATAATTCTTTCAATTTATCTAGAGTTTCAGCAATAATATTATCATCAAAATCATCAAAATGATAAGCATCACCCTTATACATTTCTATTAACGTGAAAATCTTTTTCATCTTAATAAATTTAATAACTTAATAAAGCTCTCTTTAACTTTTTTAGCTAATTTTTTAATATACCATGCTAATTGTTGTCCTATTCTTAATCCTTTTAGCGGCGCATTCCAATGTTTTATTTGAGGCACCAAATATTTTCTATACTTTTCACCAGCTAATATAATAAATTTATCATTATCTAAATCATATTTATCAGCTAATATTTTTAATACTCGTACTGCCCATTCTCTAACCTCCTTATCAGGCATATTCAATAATGTCTTATCATAAGGAGCAATTACTTTATCTAAAGGTAAAACATAATGTTCAGCTGATAAAATTACTATATCATTTGGATCTAATGATAAAGCATATTCTAAAGAACGTTTAAATAAAGGTGAGTTATATAGCTTTTGAGCAGGAGCCGGTTTAGGTAATTTAGTTGCTACACAGCTTAGTAAGACTATAGTTTTTGATTTACTCATATTAATAAATATTAAACAATATTAATTTCTTGTATAATATTATTTTTATTTATTATATTTAAATATATTTTAAAACAATTAAATATATCTTGTTTAAATTCTGGGTTAGCTTTAATTATACCTGATATAAAATGCTCAATTTTTCCTGAATAGTATATATTTTTATACTTATCTAGAAGTTTTAGACAGAATTTATAATTTAAATTATTATTGATTTTTTTCAAATAGTTAAATCTCCATACTAAAAATAATATATATGGTTTTGAAATCTCTACATCACAATTAGCTATCATTTCTTGAGCTAAAGACCAATTTTCTTTATTAGTACTATCCAACATATTATATAATGTTTGAAAAGTATCATCATCTAAAACTAAACCTTGATTAATATCACTATTAATAGATTCATCAAAAACTATATTATAAGAAGCGGAATCATACTTATTAACCATTTCATTAAAAAAAGTAAGATTATTTATAGCTGATGTTTGACCCCATATTCCTCGTATAAAATATCCTTCAAAATTATCACAAGCAATAAGATCAGCATATAATGATGGTGAAACAGGTTTTACTTCTTCTATTAGCTCTTCTCTGACAAGAAATGCTGTAATTTCTTGAGTAGTTGGATTAGAAAGTTTAAGCATTGATGTTGGAACTATATAATATTTACTTATATTATTAGTTTTTATATAATATTCATTAATCAATGAGTTACTAATTATTAATGAATTTATTTCATCTTTACTTCTTACTTTTTTAATATTTAATTTATTCTCAGTAATGTAATTATTATATTTGTATCTAGGTAAAGAAGATAATGAACTAAAATGGACTGTAGAATTATTTTGTAGTTTATTATTTTTATTTTCTTCATATATTTTTTGATACTTTTGCATTGTACTTTTACTAACATAATTTAAAGTATCTGATTCTGCTCCCCACATGATAAATGGTGATATTCTTTTAGTATTATCAACTATTCTTCCTATTTCCTTATACATAACTTTTTATTATTTGATTATAAAATTAAGAAGTGTTTTATTCAAAGTCAAACTTTTGAATGAAGATTGATTACCGTTATAAATCGATTTAACAATATTATATTTCAAATCAACCGCAAATAATTCTTCGTTTATAAGTGATGCTAATCTATCTATAAAACTTTTTTCAACTTTATTATTTTTAGCGAAAAACAAGCTAAAGTTAATAATACGAGTTGAAATAATAGATGCTAAATCTGCACGATAATCTTTATCTTTCCCTATAATTCCTTTTAAAGTATTAAGCACATAATCAAAGCTTTCATGCGTCATAATAGTTTCTGGAGATATAATTTTATCAAGTTTATTATTAATAAACATTGTAAACATAGTGGTAAATTCAGGACCAACACTACCTTCTCCAATCATTTGGATAAGACCTAGTTCAGCATCAAATGAAGATAATGAAGATATTGAATTAAAAAACGTTGTAATACTTCTAGAGTTAGTATTTGTATTAACTAATTCAGAATGCCTAAGAAGAAAATTAATACATCTATTATCTATTTGATTATTTTCAGCCCATTCACCCCAACAATTGATATCAAATTTAAGATTAATAGATATAAATCGTGTTTTTTGAGCGTTATCTATACTATTAACTAGATATTCACCATTATCAGGATTACTTGTGAGAATAATATGCCAATCTTTAGGTAAAGACCAACTAATATACTGCTGTCTATCTATTAGCTCCATTACAGCTTGAATAAATCTAACATCAGCGCGATTCCAGTCATCCAATAATAATATACCGCCATTTGTTTTACCACTAATCCATTCAGGTGGGCAATAACTCATTCTATTTTGACCTGTAAATTTATATCCTTGTTTTGTATATTCATCTACAGCATGTTCATCAATCCAAGTACAATTATTTGTATCTTTACATACTTCAAATTGGCGAATTGGAAAACCAACTAAATCACCTAGTTCTTCAATTTGAGCAAGATTTAATTTAACAAAATTAAGATCTAATTCGTTTGCTAATTGAATAATAGTTGATGTTTTACCGATACCTGAATCTCCTACTACTTCAACCGCTACTGGTGGTTTGTTATTAGATTGAAGAAAGCGATTGTTGTTAATGATGTGTTTAAGAAATGTTTTTGCTTCATTAACATTAAGCGAAACCTGTTTAGTTTTACTTGACATATTTTAATTTTTTTACAAAATAAATTTATAATAAGAGTCTCGACCATCTTATCTTTTATTCATTTTTATAACATTTCCCCATTTATTTTCTATAACTGTTTCTAATTTTTCACCATTTGAAGTTAAAACAGTTAATATAGGTTTAAAAGAACTTAATATTCGTTCACCTATATAACCATCAGTGAAAATAATTAAACTATTATATTGAGGATTTTTATTAAAATAATCTATAAAAACATTCATTTCAGTACCACCTCTACCAGTAATAGTTTCAGGTGGTTTACCTTTGTATTCATATACTTTATGCACTTTAGCGTCACCTTCAGCTATAGTAATTGATATTCCTGTTTTATGCATATGGTGTAATTCATTAAAAAATTCTATTGTATCTTCTTTTCCAACAGAACCTGAAGTATCAATTCCAACTAATATATTCTTTTTAGGTTTAATTTTTAATGCTGGGTTTTCTATAAAACGTTTATTTAGTTTGCGGCGTGTTTTTTTAGTGTATATTTTGGATGATGAACTAAAGAATCTTCTAAAATATGATTTCCAATCATATGATGGAGGAGTAATTGCAAATAAACTATCAATATAATCTTTTAATTCGTTTGGTACAAAACCTCTACCTTTATCTGCTTGAGATTCTATTATACTTTTTATTTGATGATCGATTTGAGCTTTAATTAATTTTTTGTCAGTTTCAGATAATGATTCAAATTCTCCCCAAGTTAAATGAAAATCATTATCTAACATACTATTTAGTGTAGGACTAGTATTATTTTGTTTAGCTTTAAGTAAAGCATCATAATAATATTTTGTACCTGCTTTTGCCGGTAATGTTAGTTCTGGGAAAGATGATGGAAGAAGAAGTTGGTCTGATGGATAATATTGTGGATCTATATATTGATTTATTTCAATATCAGCTGCTATATTATGTAGAATATGATCAAAATAATTTTCTCGATCAATTAAGTGATTAAAACATATATGAAGTAATTCATGCTTAAGTAATCCTATTTTTTTATTGTCATTATCTAATGAATTCCAAAATTCTTCATTAATAATTAACTCATAATTAATATTATTTAAACAAACACCAGCAGTTGGAGTATCTGTACCTATTCTTTTATTTAATGTTGAAAGAAAAACTCCATAAAACGGTTCCTTTAGCATAAGTTGTTTTGCAACTTTGCTTACATCATTTAGTACATTCATAACTTTTTAAATATTTGATAAAATTGTAGAAATACGTTCTTTAGTTGTACCTTCAACTTCAATTAAACGTTTAGGTTTATATTCTAGTAACGCCATTTTAATAGCAGCATCTATTTTAACACGATATGCTAAATCTGTTTCACGTATTCCATTATTTTCCATTTCTACTCCACGCGGTGAAACATAAATTACTATATCATAATAATCTTTGAGACACATTGCTGCGTCAACAAATGTACGTTTTTCCCAATCACTTATTGATTTAGCAGATAATGTAAAAGCACATACATCCCATATTGTTCTATCAGTAATAATATTTGGATGTAATAATTCACTAGCTCGTTCTGCTAAAAATACAAATTGACCTGGTAATGTAGAATCTGTATTAAGTGGAATACCTAGGCTACTAAGATATTTACTACGTTCTGTTTGAATAGAATGATCTTTTAAATAATCAATTTCTCCTAATGCTCTTGCTAATGTTGTTTTGCCAACTGATTGTGCTCCTGTTAGTCCAATCCTCATAATATTTCTTTTAAAATTTTTTTAATATTGTTAAAATCTTTATAAGATATTTCTATAAATTTAATACTGTTTTTTTGACAATACTCTTTTTTAATATTATCTCTATATTGTAATCCTTCTAACCCCCCACATTTTTTTTCAAAATATCCTGTTTTTTTATAATGTTGTTCTCCTTGATATTCTATTAATATGTTATGTTTGGGTAGATAAAAATCAAATGGTAACTTTTTAGAGGTTTTTGGATTAATACAATCTACAAATGTATATTGATTTTTATATTCAATATTGTTCTTAATAAGATATTTTTCAATTTCATCTTCACCCTTAGACACATTACAATAAGGACATCCTTGTTTCATTGAAGGACTGCTATGAGCAAATGGTGTTTGTAAAAACTCACCATGAAAAGGACAAATAATAATAACTTTATCTTTTCCTGTTTTATATTTTACTAAAGAATAATCATATTTGTTTCCATGTATTTTTTTAGATTTTTCTATAAAATCTTCTGTATTGCTAATTCTAGCTTTTCTAACACTATCACCCATACACTTTATACAACGCTGACCAAATAGGTGGTTATTTGGTTGTTGTTCAAATACACCGTGTTTAGGGCATATTATTTGAACTTTAGTGGTAGCATTAATATATTTTACTAAAGAATAATCATAATAATTATTATGTTTATCTTTAGCTTTATTTATAAATTGTTCTTGTATTAATTTAGCAGGCATTATTTGTTGTTTTATCTACGTATAAATATATGAAAGGTAGATAAAACTAATAGTAATAATCTAATTTTTTAATATGAATAATAGATTCTCCATTATAAAATTTATGGAATATTTTTCTTGCTTCCCCTTCAGAATTACTATAAATAATCGAGCCATGAAAAGTTCCTGTTACTGCGTATATTTTCATTTACCTTTATTATTTATTTTTTTCATTTGTCGTGCTGTTTTTTTAATTTGTTTTTCTTCTTTAGCACGACTTTTTATTTGTTTTTCAGCTCCTGCTTTATATTTAATGTCTACAGAAATAGGACCTTTATCAAATTTATCTAAATCAAAAGTCCAAGTTTCTATAGTTTCATCATCCTCATAAACTCTAGTAAATATCATGATCTATTTCCCATTTTTTTAGAAGCAGCTGTTTTATGAAAAGGAACTCCATTTTCTTCTTTTTTAGCCATTTCCCACGCTTCTTTAGTGTATTTAGTACCAAATAAATAATACTCTGCTAAGCGTTTGTTACCTTGTGGGATAAGAGCAGGTCCATCAAAATTATGAAGTTTATATACTCCATTAGCTTCATTAACATATGCTATAGTTCCATCTGCTTTTACTAGTTTTTTTACCATATTTTTATTTTAAAATTAATAAAATTATTTTGCCTAAAAAAATGATGTACTTTATTCAAGTACGTCATCATCATGACTATAAATCTAGTATGTATGTTTTTACTAATTTTTATTCAATTAAATTTTAAGCTCCTAATGAATCATAAAAAGCATCCCATAATTCCTCTTCTTCATATTCTATTTCAATATCTTTTCCACTTTTAGAATATACATATCCTATTACTTCAAATTCAGCATCACTGCATCCTTCTGGATCAAGAATTAAACCTGGAATATTTTTTTCTAATTCTAATTTAGGGTCAGGCATACTTAAAATCCATTTTTTATCATCTGGAAGATCAATAAAATTGGAATACCCTATAATTTCTTTTACTTTTTTTCCATTTATTAATATAAAATCATCTGCTAGTCCTTTTTCACAATAAAAGAATTTATAATCTTTTTCATTTTGATAATAATTAGGAGTATATTTAACTACTAAATCATCTTCAAAATTAAAATCTTCAATTTCTCCTTTATCATTAATAGAAACTTCATCTAATTGTGATTCTTTTAAAATACCAGCTAACTGCTGCATTCTATGAATTTCGTTAAGTTGCTTTTTCATTTTTTTTTATTATAATAATAAATATTTTTATTTTAAAAGTAATAAAATTATTTTGCCAAAATGCTTTCAGCAACATAAATACCATGCGCACCGCTAACGGTAATACCACGAGCTGAAAGTGCATCACCTACAAAGTGTACATATGGATATTCAGTTAATGATAAATCATCATAATTAACTAACGGTTCCGGTGATAAGTATTTTACTTCAGGAATGTACATACCCCAATCATCACCAAATTCAAATACTTTATTCATTGATAATATAAAATCATGAATATAAGTAGCATATTCACCTAATACTTCATAAAACCTAACCAAATTATCTACAGGATAAGCAGATACAGTTGTTCCCTCGGATGTTAATCCAGGTTGACGAGTTTTGTTTGGTGAATAATAAGTACCAGTTCCATTAATTTGTAGTTTTTGAACAATATCTCTACTCCAAGCAAATGGATCTTCAATACCTTTGATTTCCATTAATATACCAAAATTAGTCATTTGGTTTTCGAATTCTTTACCTTTTTTGGCGTGTCCGTTGTAGCTAACGTCTCCATAAGTTTCTTCCACTGCAACGTAAGCTGCATTGTTGTTAGTACAAAAGCTACGGAGAGATACCTTATCGAATTTTTGATATAGTTTAAAATCATATGATATATCAATTAGTTTTTGAAAATACTTTTGTGGGCTTTCAAATCTCACTCCAATCTGCACAGCGCGAGCTTCAGTTGGTAATTGTTTTTCTCTCACTATTTTTTGAGTTAAATCCATACCAGCTTTACCAGTACCATAAATTAAAGTATCAAATTTTATTTTTTTCATATTAATTGTTTTTATATTTCCATTTATAACCTAATACAGATTTTCTTTTTCCTTGACAACATAAACATATTCCTCCATTGCTTTTTAATCCTGTTGTATCCTCAAATTCTTGAACAGAATCCCACTCTTTAATAAAATTATCTTCTAAATCATATTGAAGGACAGGTTTTCTTCTTTTTTGAGAAACCATTTGATTTCTATATGTCCAATCTATATCTCGTTTTTTAAAAGTATCACTTTTCTTCTTTCTAGTCTCTTCAGAATCTTTTATACCTAATCTAACTTTTTTACCTATCATAGACTTACTTTTCTTCTCACTGCTTTCCTTACTCATCTTTTTGCCTTTATTAGGTGATATATGACCTTTTAATCCTTCAGATATTTTTCTTTTAGATTCTTCAGAATGTTTCATTCCAGTAGTACCAGCTTTAACACCACATTCAGCTATATTAGCTAATATATAACCTTTATTTCGCAAATCTAATTCTATTTCTCTTTCTTTTAATAATGCTTCATTTTCACTTAATCCTTCAAATAATATTTTAGATTCAAATACACCATTATTTTTATTTACAATATTATGCCAGTATTGATTTCTACCATATTTTGATCTATCTCGTTTAGATATTCCTTTTCCAACATAAAACGGTTTATTCATATCAGGTCGTATATGAATATAAACTATAAAGTTATTGTTTTGGTTTTTTTTCGTGATATTTTTGTTTGAGTTTTTCATCGATTTTTTCTTTATTAGACCAATAATATTTCTTACTATATTCTCGTTGTTTGAGAATACGTTCATCTTCTGTTTGATATTTTTTAATACGTCCCATCTATTATAAATATTATAGATCTAAGAAAAAATCTAAGAAAAATCAATTATTCTTTAATATTATTTCTTTAGTTTCAAAATCAATATCTTCAACTTCAGTATTCCACATGAATCTAACACCTTTATCAACTAAATATTGATACCAACGTTTTCCTATTTCATGCAAGTAGTCTGTACCTATGTGGTATACGGGGAATAAGCGAAGTCCAAAATACGGCTTAATAAAATCTGGTTCTGCTTGTGGGTTAGAGTACATTATTTTAGAAGGATCAGGATGGAAGCGTTTCCACATCTCAATTGATTGATTCATTAAATTATATGCTTTTTTTTCACCACAATACTTACTTAACTGACCTCCAATTGAAGTATGATAAGTAAGTTTACCATCTGAAAATCCTCCTGCTCCTGCAAAACCACACATTACTTCTTCTGGTTTGCGAACATAAGGATCATTCCCTTTATCAATAATAGTAATTAATTCTCCAGGATAATTATTATCTATTAATTTTAATGCAGCACTAATACCAGCTACACCACTTCCAACAATTACAATTTTATTCTTCATTTTGATTTTCTTTATTTTTTCTTTTATATTCTTTAATTGTTTCTTGAGGTTCTTCTGTTTTTACTTCTTTATCTGCTTTTACCATTTCAGTAATTTCTTCTAAATTTTCAATTATTGAATCTAGTTTTTCAATAACTGTAGGAGTTTCTGGTTCTGTGGGTGGAGGAGGTGTTGTTGGGGTTTTAACTTGATTTTCTGCAGAGATAGCATTGTTAACCATGTTAAACCATCCTCTAATTGATCTTTGATAACTCATGTTTTATTATTTTTATAAAATTAATAATTTATTTTTGCCATTTCAAATTTTGAAGGTCTAATATTCCAATTATCAATATATCTTATATTTTTTTCTTTTTTACACCATATCGCTATAGTAGAAAGACTTATATTTAATTTATTAGCTGCTTCAGAACAAGATTCATATATCTCTCCGGTTTTTATATTTTGTATTCGTTTTCCTAGTTTTCTTTTAAATTTATTTTCCATCCAAAGTTTTTTCATTTTTTCACTTTTAATACGTTTAGCTTCTTCAGGATATATATAAGGTTTATGATAACCTCCTCCTATGCAATTCATACCATTTAAAACACAGTTATACTGTTTTATCCAGTATTGTTCTTTTTTATTTAGTTCTTCTTCTTTACATTCTTCTATTATTTCAAAAGAATGATAAAACCATCCATATTTTTTTAAAGATTCATATAATTTAGTTTGTTCTTTACAATAATGCTTTTTATATGTTTCAAATCTTTTTTCTATATTAGTTGATTGACCAATATATATTTCTTTTTCAGGGTTAGTTATTTTATAAATACCTATCATAATATTATTTATAATAAATATTACAAAAAAAAATGGAGTAGTGGCTGTTTTAGGGCCACTACTCCGATTTATATAAATCCTCTAATGAGGCGAACAGGCAATGAATCTGTTTTATATATTTATATTATTATAAATAATTATTATAATATATAACTTTACCTGCTATATTTGCTGATTTTACTTTATTATATGGATCATTTTCAGGAAAAAGTTCTAACATATGTTCTTTACTAAAAGAAACATCTATTCCTGAGTTATCATCAGTACCTGCTGTAGCTACTAATGGATCACCCATAATTTCAAATTCAGAACCAGGATCACCTATTTTTTGAATAAATTCATCCATATTAGCGTTCAAAAATGAAGCAATATTTTTATCTTCATTCATTAATGATTCTTGATATTCACTTTCAGTGATTAATCCAGCGATAAGCTGCATTCTTTTAATTTCGTTAATTTGTTTTTT